ACGAACGAAGTGAGTTTATGCTTCATGTAGATTGTTTCAGTCAGACGGAACCTGTAGCGGTTCCGTCTATTCTCGGGACTTCATGTGAGTCTTATCCAGCCGAGACTTAGGAAGTAGGTGTTTGTGCGTTTATACTCATTCCTTGGGGCTCTGACCTTTCCCCTACCTACGTCGACTCGTGGAGTAGCCTCGTTCCTCATGTGCTACTCTTACTTAGGAATTCTGAGTTTTGTGATAACAGCATAACCACTGAGCATTACTGCTTCTCGTGTCCAGGTACTAGGTTCCTTCGCTGGGTTTTCCACGGTCCATATTTCTGGCGGACAAGCCTTATGTGCTGTTTGTTATTCGCCTGTGAGTTGCCTGTAATTGACCTTGCGGCCTTGTGCCTTTGGAGATGGATTGATTTTTGTTGCCTTGGTAGCCCACGCTTCGGCTTGGGCTGGTGTGATGTTTTTAAATTTTTCTAGGTTATTTTTTGATTTTGATGACTGTAGACTCTGCTCTCTAATGCTGTCTGCTTTTTGTTTGTCTTGCTGTATTTTCTTTTGTGCTCTTTGATGTGCTGTAAGTTTACTTTTCTTTGCCATGATATTTGCCCAGTTCTTCTTTGAGAATTTTACTGCTGCCTACACGGACATTAATAATGCCGTTATAATATTCGTCTGTTAGTAATACTTGCCTTTCGAATTGTTCTCGTGCTTCTAGATAACTCATCAAGCCTCTGCTGGAGCAAAAGTATAAGATCTCTCTTGAAAAATTTTCCTCGCCTAATTGTTTTACATCTGCTTTCAGATGATCACTTGAACCCCAGTAGTCACGCCAATCCGATTCTACTGTGCCTCTGCGTCGATTTTTTTTGCCTTTAAGAGGTGGTTTAGTTGTTTTGAATTTTGCTAGTTTTTTGCCAACATATTTTCTGTTGTCAGCAAGATTGGTAATAAGGTAAACAAACCCTTCGCAATCTGCTGGTAGTTCCTCTACTATTTCGCCTTTGTAAGTCCAATCCATATACATTCTCTGGGCGTGTACTTAGTGCGTACTCTTGCGAGACAAAATATTCATATTATGTAATATCAACGTCTGTATTGTAATTTGTAAATCCGTTTTCTTTGATTACTTTGAGTATATTGTGCACACGCCCTGCGAGCTCGTCTTTGTGCGATACTAGCCACACACTTTTGTTGCGTTCTCTTGCCTGTTGCTTGAGAATACCCAGTGCGTTTTCCACGCCATTGGTGTCCATACCCGAATCCACTAGTTCGTCAATAAACAACAAGTTAATAGCGCCATACAGGCTTTCCCATACGTCACGAAACGCCCAGCTCATTGACAATATTAGTCTGTTACGCTCGCCTCGACTAAGATTATCAAAGTCTAGATCTCTGCCCAGCTCCTGAATTTCCACTGATAAGTCATTTTGAAATATTACAGTATGTGGCAAGCCAATTCTATCCAAATAGTGTGTGAGTCTGCTGTTTAGATAGCTGAGATTTTGATCAATAATTTTTTTGCGTACGAAACTGTCTTTGTTAGTTAACAATTTAAGCAGGAAGTCCTGATGTTCTTGCAGTCTGGTTAATTCGTTAAGTGTATCATAGGTAACTTCTTGTAGTGCCTGATTTTTCATTTCCTCAATCTGTTCGCTGTAAGGATCTGCCTCTGCTTGTTTGCTTTCTAACTGTTGTACCAATGTGTTTAGACTGTTCTGATGCTCGTATGCTTGTTCAATAGTGTCATAAAACACTCTCGGTGCTGTGCCTAACTCTCCAATGTCATTTATTGTTTCTAGGTGTTCCGATTCTTGTGCTTGATTTGTCAGTAGTTGTTGAGCAGTTTCCTGTAGCATCTCACGTTTGTCATTGAGAATCTGTTCATGCTGATTGTCGTGTAGTTCTTGACCACAAGCATAACAGCGTTGACTTTCTAGATCTGCAATTTCTTTTTGCAGTTTTTCAACTAGTTTTTCCTGCTTGCGATTGTCTGTGTGAATACTTTTAATCCAAGCATTTGCATTGTCGATTAGAGATCTTTTATCGTGGAAATCGTCTAGTGCACGATGATTTTCCAGTTCCTGATCAATATCTACATGCGCTAGACTTTCGATTGCACTGGTAAAATTTTGTATGTCTTCGTCGCGTTTGCGAATCCACAAATTGCGTCGATTTTCAAGATTACGAATCTGTTCTTCAATGCGACTGTTTGCTTCCTGCACTGCACGAATGCGCATTTCTTCTTGCGAAATAGCGTCTTTGGTGCTTTTCATCTGCTCTTTGATACGATCAGCTCGCTCGCTGAGTAGGGTAATACCCAACAACTGTTCAATAATGGCACGTTGATCGTTGGTGCGCATACTCAAGAACGGTTCCGTATAGGTGTTTAGTGCTAGCACATGCTTGAACATGTCGTGACTCATGCCAAACAGTCGCTCAATGTCCTGTTGTGTTTCTCTACTGTCTCCCTGACTTTCGTCGTTAGGTTCTTGTTCTTGATTGTTTACATAAAATTTTAAGATGTTTGGCTTTCTGCCTCGCTCGATACGATAGTCCATACCTGATATGCTAAAGTCCAAACTAACCAGCATATTCTTACTATTAGTTTTGTTAATTAGATTATCTTTGCGAATGTTTGTCAATGCACTGCCAAATAGTGCATAACTGAGTGCATTAATGATAGTGGTTTTACCTGTGCCGTTACGGCTACCGTCGCCGCCGAGGTCAAGATTTTCTCCTAGCACAAGGGTAAGATCCTGTCGATCAAAGTTAATGGCTTGTGTAGCGTTCCCTACACTCATGAAGTTTCTTACAGTTAGGTCTTTAATTTGGATCATAGGTTGTTATAAATGTCTAACAATAATTTGTTATCGTAAAATTCACTTTCAATATTAACAATCTGATCAGTTACAATTTGATCAACGCTTTCAAAATGAATTTCGCCAGGTTGTGCATCATCTTCTAGTGCACTTCGTTTGTTTGGAATAAGTGCCATTTCGCGAAGATTAAAATCTGCAACAAATTTTTCTTTGATATAATTTGCTTCTTCGTACGAAATATCAATGTCTAAATTTACACGCACATGCATTTTAGGAAGTAATATATTATTAGCATCATCTAATAGTCTACTAAGGTCTAGTACTTTATACAATGGCTGATCTGGCCAAGCATGGTATTCTGGCTCACTGCCCCAATCTAAGATCATGCATCCACGTTCGGTATCGCCTGCATCTGCAAAATTGTGCGGAAACGAATTGCCAATATAATTGATATTGCCTTTGGTTTGGCGCAAATGAAAATGTCCTGAAAACACTTGATCGTAGTGCCCAAGATGCTCGTTTTTAAGTTCACCGTGATCAGGCATTTCTACCATGGCATTCATTTTAAAGTGCGGTAGTTCAAAGTGCCCAAACATGTATTTGGAACTCATTTTTTGTAGACGCTTGTGATCGTCACCGACTAGCCATGGAGCAATAATTACATCTCCTGACTCAAACCAGTCGTTGCAGATGTTAAGATTGGGCAAGTGCTTTGCCCAAGTAACACCTGTGACATCACGCTTGTCACGATAGTACAAATCGTGATTGCCAGGAATAAAGTGCACAACATCAAAAGCAGCATTCAGTCTTTCCAATGCTTCCAAACTCTGATGCAAGGTATTCAAGTTGATGCTGGCACGCTGGTGATGCCAGTCTCCTAGGAACATGCAGGTTTCGCAGTTCTGTTCTCGGCCTAATTTGATCACCCAATCCACAAAGTCTAGACAGTCTTGATTGTGCAATGCGCTGTTTGATTTTAAACCAAAATGGATGTCTGTGAACACAATGGCTCGTTTAAACAAATTGCTCATAATATTACTCTTCTGGCGGTAATCCGTGTGCTGCGTATTCAGCTAGTGTATTAGCTTCTCTGGAATTCTTAAACTGTCTGGTGTAACTTGGATTTAATCCGTTTTGTTCAAGAATATCATCGCGGATATTTTGATTTTTCTTTTCCAAATTCAGCACTCTAGTAAAACTGTTAGTAATTGCTGCTGTATAATAGGCAAAAGGATTCTGTGATTTTGATTCATCAAACTGCAATCCAATCTGCGATAACTGTAGCAGTGCCTGCCCGCGCATTTCGTCGTTGTAAGTATACCCACGCCAGTTTGACCGTGTAGCATAGCGTTCACACAGTTTGATAAACATATGTGCTAGCTTGTCAGTCATTTTGCCGTGGTCCTTACAAAACTCTCCAGTTTCCAAATCACCTCGCCAGTGACTTTTGCCCACCAGATATGGAGTTTTGTTTTCGTCAATTCTGTAGTGATAGAAAGGAGGAAACGGCAGTTTAATATAGTTAAGATCCTGTTTGACATCTTCCATTAACTCTTGTAGACCATCATCTTCTAGATCCACATCGTCCATTTCCAATAGATCTTCCAGCTTTGACTTTTTCTTTTCTTGTGCCTTGGTTAGCTTTTTAGGTACTTTGGGAATATGCTCCCAACAGGTCACACGAAATACAAGATCGGTGTTGGCAATTTTCTTAGGATCCACAATTTCTCCAGTGGCTCTTTTGATACGGTCAGCTTGGTTGCGTCTTGCTTCTGCAATGGTACGCTGATTGATCTTGTCCACACTGGGCAAAATAATATCATACTGATGATCAGCCAGTTTATCACGGAATGCACAATATGTGCTCTTGCTTTTGTGAATCTCTTTGAGAATATCTCTGTTGTTTAGATAATTGACTTTTCTGGGTTTTTTGGGTTCAGGCATCTATTTCTCCGTAGGTTGTACTTAGTATACAGCTTTGAGCACGGTTGTCAATCATTAAGTTAGCCGTTTTTGATTCCCATAAATAACACATAGGAGAACACAGTGGCCAGCCAAGCGGAATTAACAGAAACTTTAGAAAGTTTATTTCAACAGTTGAATGCAACAGAAAACGAAATCAACACCATTCAGGCTCTGCCTACTAGACAGCGACAAACAGAGGCAATTCAGCGTGGCCTACGAGCACTGGAAGACCAAAAAGCTAACATACTGGAAAACATTGAACAAACCAACGAAGACCTTGAACTTTTAACAACGATTTTTCCAGATGATCCTTCGTTTGGAACTTCTCCCGAGACAAGAACTATTGCCGCCCCAGCACCTGTTCAAGAACCACAAGTATTTGATGATGCTGCTGACCCTACAATCCCAGTTGAAGATCCAGAAGAACTTGCACAGAGCAATCAGGCTGCCTTGGAAAGATTGAGACGCCAGAGTGCTGCACAACAACAGCGCGATCCAAAAGCTACCAGCGATTGGCGTGTGAAATTGAGATTAGCCAGTGGCGCCAATTATCTGTACAAAGAGTCAAATGTTGGACAAGGCTTAGGTCCAAACGGTCCCGGAGGCATTTCAAATGGAGCTGGTATACTGCGTCCACTGATTGCCACAGACGGAATTGTGTTCCCTTACACACCAAGTATTCAAATTCTGTATGCAGCAGAATACAATCAGTATCAGCCTACACATAGCAACTACCAAAGCTATTTTTACAAAGGCAGCAAAGTAGGCGAAGTGGTAATGACAGCCACCTTTACAGCACAGGACACCGCAGAAGCAGATTATCTTCTTGCAGTGATACATTTTCTAAAAAGTGCCAGTAAAATGTTCTACGGACAGGACAGTCAAAGAGGATCGCCTCCGCCACTGTTGTTTCTCACAGGCTTAGGTGATTATCAGTTCAATGAAGCACCTTGTGTGATTTCACAGTTCAACTACACACTGCCCGATGATGTGGATTATATACGTGCCGGTGTGTCGCAAATTAGAGCAGGCGAAACACTGCAAACCAATCTGCAAAACAAAAACACAGGCGATGCTCTTACTTCGTGGAGTAGCAGGATAAATCGCCTGCTAACCAGTAATTTATTCAGCGGCGCTGAAAATCCTACAGCACGCCTGAGTAGTAAAACTGCGAATCTCAGCAGTGATTCAGCTACATATGTGCCTACTAAATTGCAAATGACAATCACGCTGTTGCCTGTGCAAAACAGACTGCAGGTCAGCCAAGACTTCAGTCTCAAAGAGTACGCTAATGGCAGTCTCATTAAAGGAGGATTCTGGTAATGGCCGATTATCAATCAACGTCGCCATACTTCTCTACACCGCAAGTGGGCGAATACCTAGGACCAATGATCAACCGCAGTATCCCCAAGTTAGCTGATGATCAAAGATTTACTATAAATCAGACCTACAATCTTAGACCAGATTTGTTGGCCTATGACCTGTATGGCACACCCAACCTATGGTGGGTATTTGCACAGCGCAACCCTAACAGCTTGACAGATCCACTCAACGACTTTGTCACAGGCACAAACATTTATCTGCCCAAAAAGAGCACATTGAAATCAGTGCTGGGGTTCTAATCCGTGGCAACCTTTAACGAGTTTCTCAAGCATTATAACAGGGTCCGAGCACTAAGTTTTACTTTACAACAGCAAACCACTTTGCTCCAAAATGAAGTCAATCGCGGTGCATTACTCGGAGATCCTGATTTTATAGGAAACAGAGTTGATCAATTAGATGCTCAAATTGATGCATCAATTGATTCCTTAAACTTATTAAGCGAACAGATAGCCAGCTCTGATCTTTCACTTGATGAACAAGCATCACTGCAAGATCTCATTGAGACGACCGGTAATGTGTTGCAAGACATACAACAACAGTTAGTAGGAATCCGAGCACGAGCTCAAGATAATCAAAGACAACAGCAAGTTCAAGAACAGAGTACACCCAAGAACAGTGCTGGCGAAATTGTGGGCAACGAACAGGATGCTCGAGACAATGACGCAAATGTCCAGTCACCTCCGCAGGAAGATGTTGTATTAGATCAAGCAACTGGAAGAGTTGTCTCTGAACCAGAAAACACTAACACTGGAACAAATGCTAGAACACCTAATACTGCAGATGATGTAGATAGTAATATTGGTGGACCTGCAGGCACTGACTCTCCTGTTGGCAATGACGCATCAGGCGGCGCAACCAGTTCGGTAGGCGGCGATCGCGCCACGGTTGATGTAGAAAGAACACAAGCAGGTGATGTAGCAGCATCGGATGACGAAGTTACGGATACACCCAGCACAGTTGGTACTAGCACAGGCGCAAGCGATCGTCCTGAGGTAGCCAGCGAGTTTCTGGATCCAATTGAGAGCCGAGCAAACATTCTCAGTGGCATAACCAATATGACCTATGCACTGAGCTGGTATCTAATGACCCCAGAAGAGTTTGCAAACTTTGTGATTGCAGAAGACAAAATACTACCAAGCAGTCAGCTGTTAGTACAAAGTGCCGGAGCACCTGCAGCCGAACGCAACGAATGGTTTAACGTGGACTTTTACATTGAAAATTTCACACTAGACAGTGTTGTGGGCACACAGGCTGTGGGCAGTCCGCACAATGCAGTCACGCTGGAGTTTGACGTTGTAGAACCTCAAGGTATCACTCTGCTAAACAGATTGAACAATGCTGTGATAGATCACCTCGGACCAGATACCACTGTGAGTCAAGCCAGAGCCGACGGACTTGCTCAATCATATTTGATGGTAATACGCTTTTACGGTTATGACGGTGCCGGCAATCTTGTGACTGCCAGTGATCTTGGCCTGCCTGCTACCACTGATGCCAATGCAATACAGGAAAAATTTATACCGTTTGTGATCACAGGATTTGGTTATAAGATAGCGACCAAAGCCACAGAGTACAAGATTTCAGGGGCCTGTGTAGGCACAAACATTGCATTCAGCACTGCAAGAGGCTCTATTCCTTTTAACATTCAGCTCACAGCCAGCACCATTGATCAACTGTTTAATGGAAACAAGGTTTTAACAAACACACAGGACGAAGGCCAAAACGAGAATCAAAGTGGCACAACACAAACAGTGGTGCAAGGTCTTACTCAGGCACTAAACGATCAACAGCAGAGAATGGCCGGTGAAAGTGCAGAAATACCCGACGAATATGAAATTGTGTTTCAAGATCCTGCACTACGAAATGCCAAAATTGTCAAACCCGGCAAGGTCAGTAAAACCAAAGCCAGCAATCTCACAGCAGAACAAGCAGCAAGAAAGTATCTTACCAGCAAGCTAAACTATGATAAAGAATCGCAAACCTATAACGTGCTTGCAGGTACACAGATAGTTCAACTGATTGACCTACTGTTGAGAACCAGCAGCTATGTGACCAGTCAACAGGATATCTACATAGACGAAAAAACTGGACAACCGGTAGGACCAGAAGATCCAAACGGCGTACCTCGCAGTGTGCCTACAGTTCAGTGGTACAGAGTAAAAACTCAAGTAGTCCCTCTTGGCTACGATCGCAAGCGCAGAACCATAGCATACAAAATAACCTATTTGATAAACAAATATCAAATCAACAATCCGCGCAGTGCATATTTTCCAAATTCAGAATATCGTGGTGTGCACAAATTGTACAAATATTGGTTTACAGGACAGAACACGGAAGTGTTGGATTTCGAAATCAATGTAGACAAAAACTTTTTTATGGTCATTGGCAACGACGGTAGAATCGACACCAGAGATCCAGGACAATTCGGCGGCACACAAATTTACAGCAGTGCACCAGGACAGAGTTTGCAAATGGGCGAAAGAGGCAGTAGCGTGCCTGCTGCCAATCTCAGCGATAGACTGTACAGTTTTGCTGACGTAGCTAGTGCTGAACTGGACATAGTAGGTGATCCGGATTGGATACAACAAAACGAAATAGTTTACAACCGGTCACTGACGTTGGAACCGTTTGCTCCAGACGGTTCGGTAAACTTTGATGCCAGCGAGGTCCTTTTTGAATTGAGATTCAATCCTGTTGTAGACTATGATTTAGCCACAGGACTGAGCAATGTGTATGAGAACAATAGAGATATCTCTATTGAAGGTCCCAATGGCGATGTTACACAGCCCAATGCAGCACAAGAAAGTATTATCTGGTGTGCAACCACAGTGACCAGCATGTTTCGAGAAGGGTCGTTTACTCAAAGATTATCTGGTGTGTATAGACCACTGGAAAGCAGTAAAAGAGCGCCGAAAAATTTGCTAGATCAGCAACCTCTTGACAGCCAAGGTACAGTGGAACAGGCGCTTGCTGAAAGAGAAAGAGAAACAACCACAGTGGGCGGCGAAGAAACAGGTGCAGGCGGCGCAGGCAATAGAGATGCAGCGCAAGCACAACGAAATTTAAATCGCAACAGCCCAGCAAGTGACGTAACTACAAAACGTATTGGCGGACGAAGTGCTGCCGCTGAAGACAGAGGCATAGTTGTAGAGATAGTGCCCAATGATCAGTTTCCAGACGATGATGCCGGCACTGAAAGCACAAGAACAATTGGCGGACGCAGTGCCGCATCAAGGAGACGCTAGGTAAATCATGGCAACTAACATAGAAAAAAGTGTAGGGCGTAGCAAACGATACAAACTGGACGCAGGAGGTGCACCCACCGAAACTGGTCCTTTTGTGGGCATTGTAAAAAACAACACTGACACAACCAGAACAGGCAAGCTGTTAGTGTACAATGAGTTTCTTAGCGGTCCAGATGAAAACGAGCCCAGTGGATGGACTCCTGTTAGCTATGTCACGCCGTTTTATGGCAGCACACAACCCAGTGCACCAGAAAGCACAGAAGGTGCGTTTGTCCAGAATAGACACAGCTATGGCATGTGGTTTACACCTCCCGACGTGGGTACTCGTGTGCTGTTTGTGTTTGCCAATGGAGATCCTACAATCGGCTACTATCTTGGCAGTGTAGTAAACGAAGATGCGCACCACATGATGCCAGCCATTGGTGCCAGCAGTCAAGTGATCAATGAAGAAAGAGACAGCAGTCCTTATTTTGCCAACAGTGAAAGATTGCCTGTTGTAGAGTTCAACGACAACAACAGTGGGCTAACTCAAGCACCACAATTTTTTGCCAGTCCTAAACCCGTACATCAAGTACAAGCCTTTGTATTATTACAGCAGGGCCTGCTGAATGATCCTCTAAGAGGCACAATTGGCAGTAACAGCTACCGAGAAAGTCCTAGCACTGTGTTTGGCATAAGCACTCCGGGTAGACCGATATACCAAGGCGGATATTCTAGCGATACATTGCAAACTAGATTAAATCAAGATGCCAATAATCCAGGCAGTGTGCCACCTGAAAGCATGCGAGTTGTGGGCAGAGAAGGCGGACACAGTGTTGTACTTGACGATGGCGACATCGACGGCAATGATCAGTTGGTTAGAATCAGAACTGCCAAAGGTCATCAAATCATAATGAGCGACAGTGGCGACACACTTTACATCAGTCATGCAAATGGACAAAGTTGGTGGGAATTGGGCGCAGAAGGCACAGTAGATGTGTATGCGGCTAACAGTGTTAACATCAGAAGTGGTGATATCAACTTGCATGCTGATAGAAACGTAAACATAAACGGGCAAGCAGTAAACATCAACAGTGGCACCACTCTAAACATGGAAGCCAAACAAGTGCAACTAACAGGCAACGACAGCATGTTGTTGTACAGCAACAAGTTTGTAGGTGTTAAAAGTGACGGCAGTATAAGTTTAGAAAGTGAAAAAGCCGGAACATGGGAAGGCGGGTCAGGCATGACTCTCAGTGCTGGATGTATCGATCTCAATGGAGGACGAGCACCCAGTGTGCCCAAGACTACCCCTATACCAAAACAACAACTGCCAGACACTGCATTTGTTCAAAATCAAGGCTGGACTGTGGAAAACAGTGCAATTGAGAGTGTGGTTACCCGAGCTCCTACACACGAGCCGTGGCCCTTGCACAACACCGGGGTAAACAAAACAACTACATATGCTCAAAGCGAAACTGTGCCATTATTACCAGAAGTAGAAAGCAAGCTGGATCAAGTGCAAAATCAAGAGTTCACTGCAATCACAGCAGAACAGTACGAAACACAAACACCAGTAGATGTGAGCATTGGTAATTTGCAACCCGAACAGATCACAGGCATGCTAGCACAAGCAAGCACCAACGTGCCACAGGCCTTTAACAATATAAGCAATGATCTAGGCGTAGGCAAATACGGATTTAGTGCTCCCCAACTGGAAAGTGCTGGGTATCTCAAGCCCGGGGTTACTGAATTTTTCCTTAAGGATGGAGTTAGTGATTTAAGCACGGTGTTACAGAGTACTAGTGTGTGGAGTGGCAAAAACGGTGTAAGCAATTTACCAGGTGTGTTAGGCGACGAAGCACTGCAAGATTTTATTAAGACTGATTTGTACACCACAGGATTCAATGAGTTGAGATCAGAAGGCATACTCACTGGCAGTGAAAGTGCAGAAAGTATAGCAGCATTGGTAGAACCGGCCAGCCAGTTTGGTGCAACCAGTGTAAAACAGTGGATTAACAACACAGCACCTGATGAAACCACCACTACTAAAATTAATCAATCTGCAAGAAGTGCTCAATACAGTGTTGAACTAGCAAATCAAAAACTTTCTGAGTCGATAAAAGGATTCAATCAAAGTGCATCTAGTACCAACACTGTGTCACGTGGTACAGTGGACGATGCGGCTAATAGCATCGTAACAGAAAGCAAGGTCACTGCACCAAAGTATACCAGTACATAGATAGGGTAAATACAACATGGCAACTTTTATCGGATACAACACAATTAATCAGTTTAAGAACTATACCCTTACTGATTTTGATTTGATCAAACGAGACCTACTAAACGCTCTCACTATTCGTCAGGGAGAAAGCGTGATGCGTCCTCTTAACGGTTCCAACATCTGGAACTACATTTTTGAACCTCAAAGCCCACAGACTATCAAGACCATAGAAGCAGAAATACAGAGAGTAGTCGGCAACGATCCAAGAATCACTGTGAGCAGTATTGCAGTGTATAGTGAAGAAAACGGCGTGCTAGTAGAGCTAGAAGTAGAAACAGTTGCTGGTGTAGGTGTAGAAACCTTGATCATTCGATTCGACGAAAACAGTCAATCTGCCTCTTACGTATAAACTGCGCCGTTTATGTTTGCCATAAATACTCTATCGGAAGGTAATTATGGCAAACACAACAAGACAAACCGCAATATTTGGCGTTGAAGACTGGAAACGCATCTACGAAACCTATAGAGAAGCAGACTTTCAAAGCTACGATTTTGAAACACTGAGAAAAAGTTTTGTAGACTATATTCGACTCTACTATCCAGAAAGTTTCAATGACTATATTGAAAGTTCGGAGTTTGTAGCACTCTTGGATCTCATGGCTTTCATGGGCCAGGCACTGAGCTTCCGCAATGACCTTAATACCCGAGAGAATTTTTTAGACACTGCTGAACGACGTGATAGTGTTGTACGTCTTGCCAATCTTGTAGGTTATACTCCCAAAAGAAACGAAGAAGCAAACGGCTTTTTAAAAGTAACCAGCGTAAGCACAACTGAAAATGTTGTGGACTATAACGGCATCAATCTAAGCAGTGTTGTGGTAAACTGGAACGACACTGTTAATACCTCATGGCTAGAACAGTTTACAGTGATTGTAAATGCAGCAATGGTGGACAGCCAACGATTTGGCCGTCCTGTTGCAAGCAAAAACATCTTGGGCACAGACACAGAACAGTACACGTTGAATCTTATTCAAGGCTTACTTCCGGTAGTGCCATTTACGAGCACTGTAAACAACACCAACATGGCGTTTGAAGCTGTAAGTGCAACCACTGAAGATGCAGATTTTGTTTATGAACCAAGTCCTCAGCCTAACGGTGAATTCAACTTTCTGTACAGAAATGATAGACAGGGGTATGCTAGCCCTAACACTGGATTTTTCTTTTTCTTTAAGCAAGGCAGTTTACAAGCACAGAACTTTAATCTTGCTGAAAGAATTGCAAATAGAACAGTGAATGTGAACATCGAAGGTATTAACAACGACGATGTGTGGCTGTACAAAGTCAACGATGCTAATGCTGTAGAAGAAGAATGGACCAAAGTGGACAACATCTATGCTGGCGGTAGCAATCAACTGGAACCGGGCGAGCGCAAGTTCTTTAGTGTGGCTAGCAGAGCAAACGATCAAATCAACTTAAATTTTGGCGACGGAGTGTTCAGTACAATTCCTGTAGGGCAGTTTAGAACCTACGTAAGAGCCAGTAATGGATTAAGCTACATTATCAATCCACAGGACATGCAAAATGTAAGCCTCAGCTTTACCTATGTGAGCAGAAGTGGACGCAACGAAACCATAACATTTACCTGTCAGCTAAGTCAACCAGTGAGCAACGCTGATCGTCGTGAAAACATTGCGGATATCAAAACACGAGCTCCTGCTAGATACTACACACAAAATCGCATGGTCAATGGTGAAGACTACAACAATCTTCCATACACCTTGTTTGGCACTATTATCAAAAGCAAGGCAATAAACCGAAGTTCGATTGGTACCAGTAGATATCTAGATCTTGTGGATGTCACAGGAAAATACAGTTCAACAAATGTGTTTGCCAGCGATGGCCTGATCTACGAGCAGGATCTAAATCCCAGCTTCACGTTTACATTTGTGGACACAAATGATATTAACAATGTGGTGCAAAATCAACTGGAACCTGCAGTTGCCGAAAGAGGCATGCAAGAGTTCTATTTTGAAAACTTTACACGACCTAGCCTTGCTGTGTTAAATCTTGATTGGGTACAAAGCACCAGTCAAAATAATGTTACCACTGGTTACTTTAGATTTGTAGCAAGTGGAGAGCCTGCTCCAGTCGGTCCTACTACCAGCGACAATAAAAAATATATCATAGAAAATGCACTTGTAAAATTTGTACCTCCAACTGGTTTCTTTTTTGATCGCAACAACAGATTGCAGTTAGGCACGCCCTCTGGACCAGAAGAGAAAACTGTGCTATGGGCAACAGTAAATGATCTAACCCTGGATGGTACCAACTTTGGCACAGGAAATCTCACAGATGGCACAGGGCCTGTAAGTTTGAACACCTTTATTCCTACACTAGCAGTGCCTACACAAGTTATACCAATTTTTGTTACAGATTTACCAAGCACACTTGAGCAGAGCATCACAGAACAAATACAACTTTACAAAGATTTTGGCATTGGTTATGATAACGATGCTGGCACATGGTATATTATAACCAACACAAATCTCAATCCTGCTAACACATTCAGCTTTGCTGGTGCACAAAATACCAGTGGCACAAACCTTGACAACAGTTGGCTGGTTAAATTTGAAACAGATGGTGAGACATACACTGTAACCAGTCGTAGTTTGCAAAGATTTTTTGCAAGCATATTGGAAACTAGATTTTTCTATGACGGCAGTCAACAGGTGTTTGATCCTAAAACGGGCACTGTTGTAAATGATTTTATTAATGTTCTCAAAACAAACAGTCGGCCAGATTCCAGTAGCCCGTTAAACAGCGATGAAAAATTGGATATCATTGGGCAACCAGCTGAAAGCGATGGCTTTGTGGACGACTTTAGAGTGAGAATCAGTTACGGTGATTTTGACAATGATGCTGTTCCTGATGACCCAGATTATTTTGACACACTAGTTGCTCCTGAAACCAATCCAAATAATAAACTGGTTTTCCTTCAAAGACAAACAGACTTTGATAATCTAGAAAGATATGTACCATTAGCTACTGGCACTGTGGTCACTGATTTAGCCACGCTAGATGCAATTGAACTGGCAAAAAGTGAATACGCAGACGAACAAATATTTTATGCTACCGCCGAAGAAGATTTTTATGAACTTTCTGTAAGCAGCACTGGAATTAGAACTGTAAACAGTGCCACTGGTTATGAAGCATATACTGGAAGACAAGATCTGTATTTCCAGTACAGGCACAACAGTCCCTTGAGCCGACGAATTGATCCAGGCACTAGCAATATCATTGATATATACTTAGTGACCAATTCGTACTATTCAGCCTATCAACGCTATATCAAAGACAGCACCAACACAGTGTTGGAACCAGCAAGACCCACAATCAATGAACTGTCAGCGGACTATGCCGGGTTGAATCAGTACAAAATGATATCTGACAATGTGATACTAAACAGTGTAAGATTCAAGCCACTGTTTGGACAGAAAGCAGACACAGACCTACGTGCACTGATAAAGGTAATTAAAAACGTCAATAGCACAGCCAGCGTAAGTGAAATTAAAAGTCGCACAGTTGCTGCAACGAATACCTATTTTGAAATTGACAAATGGGATTTTGGCGATACCTTTTTCTTCAGTGAATTAAGCGCATACTTACACGATCAGCTTGGCGACATTATCAGCAGTGTTGTGCTAGTGCCTGTTGACCCTCTTAAGAGTTTTGGCGACCTGTATGAGATTCGCAGCGAGCCAGATGAGATTTTTGTAAATGCAGCAACAGTCAACGATGTTGAAGTGATTGATGCATTAACCAGCAGTCAGCTCAGAACTGCTGATAACAGTGGAGTACAGTAATTGGCTAACAGAATAAGAACCATTGATTTCTTACCTGAAATTTTTCAAACTGAAACCAACAAGCAGTTTCTCAGCAGTACACTGGATCAGCTGGTACAAGAGCCAAAGCTTAAACCAACTCAAGGTTACATCGGAAGAACCGTCGGACCAGGTGTAAATCCCAACGACAACTACATTGTTGAACCTACTACAGAAAGAGCTAATTATCAATTAGAACCTGCTCTTGTGTTTTTGGAAAACAATACCAATACTATCACAGATACATTAACATATCCTGGATACATTGATAGATTAAGAGTAAAAGGTGCTAATGTTGAACGCCACGATAGATTGTTTGATAGCGAATTTTACAGTTGGGATCCTTTTGTTGACTTTGACAAATTTGTAAACTTTGCTCAGTACTACTGGCTACCCGAAGGTCCTGACAACGTAGACGTTAGCAGCACAAATGTTCCACTAACAGATGATTTTGAAGTTGCCAGAACCTCTAGTGGATACACATTCAGCGATATTAGCGGAACATTGCCCACAATCACACTTGTTAGAGAAGGTGCTTATACGTTTGAACTGTCACAAACTGGTAACCCATTTTTTATACAAAGCGTGCCCGGAGCCGACGGTACACTGAGTCAAAACAGTCAAAGTTCACGAGATGTGCTGGGCGTAGTAAACAACGGCGAAGACCTCGGAACCATAACATTCAATGTGCCGAGCAAGAGCGCACAAAACTTTTTCTTTGAACTGCCGGAATCTGGGTCAGTGGACCTTGTCACTGGTTTGAAATACAATCAAATTAACAACATCTATGTAAGCGAATTTTTAGATCAATACAACGGGATTGACGGCATCAGCGATTTAGAAAATCGCACTGTGATTTTTACTGAGTCAATTCCTGGCGAAGACGGTGGCTGGGTCCGAACAACACAGTTTGACAGCAATCTTGCCGAATTTGATGATATTCCGTTTGATCAAAGTGAGATCCTCACGGATGATGCAACAAAATACAGTGTGTGGCAGATAGAATTCGTCTACGACGAAAACGGAGAAAATCCGTTTATGCGATTGAATAGTATTCGTGAAATTGATCAACTTAACAAGGTAAACATCAATTACGGCACACAGTTTGCTAGCACACAGTTTTACAAAACCAGCGAAGGACTTTACGAAAAGATTCCACTGCTTACTGCAAACCTTGATGTGCTTTATTATCAAGATGCAAACAACCCAGATTTCTTTGGTGTTATTAAACTGGTAGACCAAAGCGGCGATCAGGTGTTAGACATAGATGAAATACTGGGTGCCTCTAACTATACCAGTCCAAATGGAGTTGTGTTCACTAACGGGCTGAAAGTTCAATTTGAAGGCGAGACTGATCCAGCAAACTACAGCGGCAACGAATATTATGTGGAAGGTGTTGGTTCCTCTATTCAGCTGTTACCTGTTGATAGTTTCGTAACTCCAGAGTCGTATACACAAAGTAGCACAGTGCCTTTTGACAGTGTTGGATTTGACGTAGGCGGATTTGAGGAAAGTTTAAATGCACCTACACAACAGGATTATTTTACCATAAATCGTGCCAGTGCAGATCTCAATGCGTGGACACGCAGTAACAGATGGTTCCACATTGATGTAATCAATGCCACAGCTGGATACAACAATACTGTGCCTGTAATTGACAACAATCAACGTGCACAAAGACCTGTAATAGAATTTAAAGCTGGAATTAAATTATTTAATTCTGGCACTGAAAGCATTGCGCCTATCAATATTATCGACTTTAGAGAAACAGATGCATTTAGTAACATTAACGGTACACTTGGTTATAGTGTAGATGGCTACAGTTTTGCAGAAGGCACACGAGTAATTTTTGCTAACGACTCAGATCCAGCAGTGCGAAACAAAACTTATCTTGTTAATTTTGTAGAATTTGATGACAGCAGTGAAACAGTGATTGATCTACAACCTGCAGATATCAATACCCCGGGTGCCGAGGTTGATCAAACTGTGTTGGTACAAAGCGGGGTAACCAGTCAAGGAAAAACTTATCGATATGACGGTTCAGATTGGATATTAGCACAAGAAAAGATCGGTGTTAATCAAGCTCCACTGTTTGATATATTTGATGAAAATGGGTTTAGTTTTGTAGACAACACAGTTTACCCAAGTTCGGATTTTACAGGAACCAAACTGTTCAGTTACGCACTAGGATCCGGACAAGATGACTCTGTGTTAGGCCAGCCGCTCAAGTACTTGTCAATAAACAATGTGGGCGACATTGTTTTCGAAAACAACATTAACACTGACAGTTTTACCTTTGTTGAAAACACTGCCAGTATTGACAAAAACATCGGCACAGGTTACGTTAGACAATATATCAATAGAACTGATTTTGCGGAGCTTATAGGGTGGCAGACCAGCAACAATCAACGTGTGTCACGACAAAGCTTTAGTTTTGAATACACGGGCAATAACCTCATCTTAGATGTAGAGGTTATTGCCGATAGTGCTGATGTGCCTGTGCAGGTTTATGTAAATGGTGTTTTTGTACTGCCCAGCACCTATTCGTATACAACAAACAGTAGTGGCGTTACTGAAATAGAATTTGACAGTGCACCCAATCAAGGTGATCTTGTTGAGGTGCGTGTGCTTAGTAATACAGCCAGCCAGGTTGCCTATTACACAGTGCCCGGCAACTTGGAAAACAATGCTATAAACACCACCACTGATGAACTTACATTGGGTACAATTAGAAACCATTACGGTACTATCTGTGAAAATGCTAGTGAGTTTGAGGGTGTAATTCACGGATCGAACAACACAAGAGATCTAGGCGATATTGTGCCCTTTGGCAGAACCATACTGCAACAGAGTTCGCCGATGACCATGCTTGGCACTTTCCTAAACGACAGCAGATTTGATTATTTTACTGCTATAGAATTTGCAGGCAACGAGTACGAAAAATATAAAAATTTAATCTTGGACGAAGTGGCAAAGAACGATTGGCAGAATCAAACCACAGCTGATATTCTCGATCAAGCAATCAAAAACATCAACATTGCCAAAAACCAAAACAGTCCTTTCTATTGGAGCGACACACTGGCTAGTGGAGAGACATACGACGAAACTGTTTATACAATTACTCCTATAAGCAGTAACGTGTTTGATACACTGCGTAGCTATAATTTTACATCTGCAAACTATCAAGGTTTATTGGTTTACCTTAACGACGAAATACTGTTAGCTGATGGACACGAATACACAGTAGCCACCGACGGTCCTAGAATCACAGTAAATGTTGCACTTGCCAATGGCGATGTACTAAAAATTCGAGAATACAGCGAAACTTACGGCAGTTACGCTCCTCCTAGTCCAGCAAGTTTAGGGTTATTTGCAGCAAGCCTGCCCGAAAAATATCTAGATGATACCTATGTAACACCCACTGAAGTGATTCTTGGACATGATGGCAGCAAAACTGTGTCATTTGGCGACTTGCGTGATGATGTGTTGTTGGAATTTGAAAAACGCATTTACAATAACATCAAAGTTGCCGATAGATATGATCCGCCCATTGAACCAGAAGATATTATTCCAGGACAGTTTCGAAGCACAGACTACGATTTAAGCGAAGTAAATCAAATACTTAGCGAAAGTTTTCTCAAGTGGGTAGGCACTAACAAACTACCTTACAACTCGCAAACATTTGATGCAAACAACAAGTTTACCTGGAACTACAGCAACAGTGAAAACAAACTGGATGGCACTCCACTATTAGGTAACTGGCGAGCTATCTATGATTATCTATACGATACAGACAGCCCTCATACTCGTCCGTGGGAAATGCTAGGACTTACAGAACAACCAGACTGGTGGGAGAATCAGTACGGTCCAGCACCTTATACCAGTGGTAACTTAGTACTGTGGGAAAATTTGCGAGACGGATTAATTAACGATCCAGTCAGTCCTAGAACTGTGTCGGAATTTGCTAGACCACAATTGCTTGACGTACTGCCTGTGGACAGCGAAGGCAATCTATTAGCTCCATTTGATGTTGTTGTAGGAGAGTATGACAGCAACAGTTTTAGAAAGAGTTGGCTGTTCGGTGATCAAGGCACTGTGGAAACAGCATGGCGCAGAAGCAGCAGTTTTGTGTTTGCTCTACAGAGATTATTAGCATTAACTAAACCTGCAGAATATTTCAGTTTGTTTGCAGATAGAGATGAATACCAGTTTAACACGGACTTTGGCCAATACCTGCTTAACAATAGATTCAGATTGGACCCTGCGCAGTTGTCGGTGTATGGCGATGGCACAGCAAAAAACAGTTACATTAACTGGATTGTAGATTATAACCGAATACTAGGACTGGATAGCACTGCCTTACTGGAGCAGCGACTTAATAACATTGATGTAAGATTAGCATACAGAATGGCTGGATTCAGTGATAAGACCTATCTTAAACTGTTTACAGAAAAAAGCTCACCGAACAGTTTGAACAGCAGTTTGTTGTTACCTGATGAAAGTTATCAATTGTTACTGTACAAAAATCCAGCATTCAGTGAACTCACTTATAGTAGCGTGATGATACAGCGCACTGATAATGGGTATACGGTGTATGGCTACAGCACAGTTAACCCATATTTTGAAATATTAACAAGTATTCCCAATGGGAACTTTGCTAATTTTACTGTGGGCAGCGATACCTATCGTATACCAAAAGACTTTAAAACCAGTGTAACCAGAGTGCCCTACGGGTACACCTTTAGCACAGAAAGCACAGTAGTCGATTTCCTTGTGAGTTACGGTCGATTCTTAGATGGCCAGGGTATGACTTTTGAACGTGTTGAAAACAATATTGTACTGAATTGGAGCCAAATGGCGCAAGAGTTCGTATACTGGGCGCAAAGCAATTGGGCAGTCGGCAGTATGATAAATCTTAATCCGGGTGCAGATCAAATTCAAGTAACCAAGGACAGTGCTGTTGCTGAAAGTTTGATTGCGCCTGACGCTAATAATGTGTTGTTGAATCAAAACAAAAACCCAATCAAATCAGATGATTTTGTGGTAGAAAGATTGGATAACACACTTACACTGCGAAGTTTTAATAATAACACATTCAATTTGTTAAATGCCAAGTTCACAGCGTACGAACACTTGATAGTGTTGGACAATACCAGTATTTTTAATGATTTAATTTATGATCCAGGCACAGGTGCAAGACAAGGCAGGCTGTTAGTAAATGGATACACAACCTTTGAGTGGAACGGCACACTGGATGCTCAAGGATTTATACTCAACCAAGACAATGTGCAGGAATGGCAACCAAATCAAGCTTACACCAAAGGCGAGATTGTGCTGTATAAAAATGCATATTGGAGTGCTGCAGAAATAATTCCGCCCAATGAAACTTTTGACTTCTCAGTGTGGATCAAAAGCGATTATACTATGATTACAAAAGGTCTACTGCCTAATGCAGCAACCAAAGCCGATCTCATACGCAACTATTATGACACCAACACTGCCAATCTTGAAAGAGATGCAGACCTGTTAGGTTTTGGCCTAATTGGATTCCGTCCAAGACAGTACATGCAAAATTTAAATCTTGATGACATCAGTCAGGTTAACCTATACAAACAGTTTTTGGGCACAAAAGGCACACTACAAAGTGCAGAAATTTTCAGTTTAGCAAACCTTAATAAAGAAGTTGCAGAATACGAAATCACTGAAAATTGGGCAATACAACGTGCAACCTATGGTGCAAATGCTAACCGACGCTATTTCGAACTGCGTTTGATTGAGGAAAACTTGTTTTCTAATCCTAGTACTGTAAGCATCATTGAACCTCAAACTGAGAGCACTGCTGATCAATCAATACTGGTTGACAATATCTGGAAACAGAGTTACAAGATATCCAGCACAAATATACTACCTGAATTCACATTAGGACAGCCAGATACTGTGTTGCCGAGTGCAGGATATGTAAACTGGGACGAAGTTGATATCAAAGTGTTTGATGTGAATGACTTGTCTTCTGTAGTGAATCAATTGGACGAACTGGTACGTAGATCCACAATCTGGGTAGCAAAAGACAACGCCTATGATTGGAATGTGTACACATTAAATCTGCTACCGGTATTAGTAACTCAGGTCACAGATAACCTTAACGGAACTTGTACTATACTGTTTGACGGGCCACACGGGCTGAATACAACCAGTAATTTGTTAATCAAAAATTTCGATCAAAATGTCGATGGTGCATACCAAGTAGCTAGTACACCGAGCATACAGTCTGTCACTGTGAGCCTATCTTTGCCAGGCGACACAACCACAATTACTGCTGTTGGCGTGGCATTTGTGTTAGAAAGTGTAAGAGTTTCGCAAGCCAGTGATATTTCTCAACTGAGTTTTGTAAACCAACTGGTAGCAGGTAGCAAAGCATGGGTAGACGACGACGGTACTGGGCATTGGGCACAGTATGAGAAAACCAACCCGTTCACTGAGTCTGTTAGTCTTGACCCTAATGATGACGACACTGACACGCTATATGGCACAAGCATTGCACAAGGACTTAACAAGCAAGGTGGGCTGGTTGGGTCACCTGGATATAACGGCCTCAAAGGTGGAGTTTTTACCTATAACAAATCCACGCCAACAACATATGTACAAACAGGTGTTCTTGCACCAGACACAGATGATTTGGTTGGATATGGAACCAGTTTGGATGCTAGCGAAAGAGAATATGCAATTGCCGGTGCTCCAGACAGTTTAAACAACAGAGGCTATGCTTTTGTTATAAGAAGAAACCCTGACAACGGTAGCTATAGAAACACTCAATGCCTGCTTGAATCAACAACAGAAACAGACAGTGAATTTGGATATAGCGTGGCAATCAGTGCTGACGATCGTTGGATGTATGTTGGTGCTCCTGGCGAAGACACAGTTTATGCATACAACAGAGTAGATGTACAAAATCAAGTTGTAGAATTCACAGGCAATGGTTCAAATAATACTTTTGATATCGGTGCTGTTATTGTTGTAGATGATGACAGCAGCGACTTTGGCATCGGCAGTGAACAGATTAGCGTGCTTAAAAATAACATACCAACTGTTGCAGGCACAGACTGGGTATACGGTAGCGGACAGGTTGTGTTTACCACTGCGCCAAACGACGGCGACGAGATCCGCATCAGCAGAAAACAAAGCAAAACTTATCAACCAGCAACAAGCACCATTGGTCCTTTTAGTATTCAAGATCTGTACACTGCGGATAGTATATACAGTTTTAATGTCATTGTCAATGATGTATTGCAAAGACCTTTTGAGGATTACACTTATAATTCTAGTACAGATTCTATAACGTTTACATCAGGTGTTTCGGGAACAGTGATTATTAGTAGTTCAACATACTGGACACTGGTAGATAGCTTTACCTATGCTGGCATCACTGACGACAGCAGTACCAATCCAAGATTTGGTCATGCAATTAGTACTACCACAGATGGTCGCCAAATTATAATTGGTGCTCCGGATGATGATCCTGAATTAGTAGACTTTGCAGGCAGTGTGCAAATTATCGACAGAAGTGTAGAACGTTTCCAGCTTTCTAATACCACAACCAAAGAGTTTGCAGTACAAAGAACACCTACAGGGCCTGTTACTGTAAAGTTAAACAACAAATTTTTAATTAGAGACGATGGATTTGTTAACAATGGTGAATTTTCTGTCAATGGCAGTGTGATAACACTAGATGATGATGTAGTCATTGCTGTGGCAGATATACTGGAAATTGAAACCAATGACTTCCAAATGATGCAGAGTATTCAAAGCAACAATAATCAGAGACTGGGCAAGTTTGGCAGTGCTGTAGTTCAATGTGGTACCAACTGTAGTGTTTATGTTGGCATGCCAAACGACAGCACAATAGCACCACAGTCGGGCAGTGTGGATAGGTGGACCAATCAAGCAAGATTGTATGGTAATATAATCAGCACCGTGGGCGACCCTGCGCTTACTCCAGGCACCAGTCTCCGTATTAACAACTATGATGTACTGGTAAGCACACCTACTACCTGGACCAGTGCAATCTCTTGGAATAGTGGAACTTTTGTTATAGATGGCGCAGACATTTATTTGAGCACACAAACAGTGCCTGTTGGTACTGCTATAACAGATACGGTGTACTGGCAAGAGAGCAGTTGGTTGCATCTGTATGCCAACGATATCAACACAGCCGATATTCCTAATGTCTTAGCATCAGTTAGCAATCAGCGACTATTACTGAGTTTAGAAAACGCCAGTGCCGCTGATGATTTCATAAAGCTACAGGTACTCCCGGGACTGGGTGATGCCTGGACTGATATTGGATTTGAGCCAATGTCATATACACAGACTATGATACCTCCTGTTGCCGTTGAATTCGGGCATTTTGGATCAAGTGTGGACATTGACGTAAATGCAGATACATTAGTTGTAGGCGCACCAGACAGTGCTGCTGTAAAAACAGTAACCTATGACGACAACACTACAGTGTTTGACAGTGGTGCAACCAGTTTCGAAGACACATTAGAGAGATCTGGTGTTGCGTACACTTACGATTTCCTACTCAGTGCAAATGCAAGTGTAAACAATCCAGGAAAGTTTGTGTTTGGGCAACAGATATTTGATCAAAATCAAAGAGCATTAGATCTATATGGTACCAGTATAAACTACAAAGATGGCGTGCTGCTAGTAGGGTCACCACAGGATGACTTAGGCGATAGTGTAGGAGACTTTGGCAGAGTAGCACAGTTTAACAATCCTGGTAAAAACATTGCATGGCAAAAAATCTACAGTCAACAAACAGTTGTGGATATACAGTTGCTCAACAGTGTGTTTACATACAACAAAGATCGTGGCGGCATTACTAGATATCTTGACTATATTGATCCACTGCAAGGCAAGATACTGGGCAGTGCAAGACAAAACATTGATTATATTAGCGGGTTAGACCCTGCTCAGTATAATACTGGCGCAAGTAATAACAATGGGCAATATTGGGCAGATGAGCATGTCGGCGAAATGTGGTGGGATACCAGCAATGTGAGATACATTGATTATCACCAGGATGATCTCAATTACAAAGCACGTCGCTGGGGTCAACTGTTTCCTGGTAGCAGTGTAGATGTTTACCAATGGACAGAAAGCGATGTTCCTCCTGCACAATACACAGGCGAAGGCGAAGTTTTCAGCACCACAAGTTATGTGGTAGGCAGTGAGCTCAACCCAGACGGCTTGT